CTGCTCTATTTTTGATGCTTCTTCCGAATCTGCTGATAGGGGCGATTCGTCATAAAGCTCAAAAGTACTTAGCAAGTGGGCTGACAATTGTGGTATTGAGCACTGAGAAAACTCGTGAACAATCTTGCCATCTCGAACGATATGACCTTTGTATTGATCGGCCTCAAGTTTATTGACAAGGATCATGGCGCCTTCATCAAAAGGCAGCTTTATTTCCTTGGGCTCGCCAACTTTCATGTCTCGCACTTCCTTCATTAGAAATGCAACGACAGACTTTGGGGCCATCTGGAGAGCATCGTGGGCTTCAGTAATGTCTACTACTGTTTTGGAATTTAGTTTTTGAATGGCCTTGCGAAGAGCCTGGTAGGCCTCTTCGCCCAAAACGGCTTTAATGAGTTTTGCCTGCTTGGGTGCCATATTGGAATATTAACCTTGGTTGTCGTCGATATTAAGTCGCGTATCGTCTTGAACTAGATAGCATGCCAGAGTCGCTGCATTCCCAATGATGTTCATCTTGGTGCCAGTATTCAAGTATATGTACGAATTTGGCGGAACCGCAATGCCATCACTAATGCCGGTAGGGGCAGATTGGGATTCGCCTGGGGCGAATGTACGAACAAATCCAACTGTACCTGAGTTGTTATAGATCCAAAGAGAGGCTCCGATGCCTACTGACCTGACCACGTTTAGGGCTCCGATAATGGTCAGTGCGGGGCCAACCGGAATATGCTTTTTGCCGCCTGCCAAAACATTATGCTCAACGGAAGTGATCGCACCTTGATCTAGAGCGCTTCTGTTGATATTACTTCTTTTTACTGCCATTTGCTAACCCTCTTAAATTACTATCTAAAATTAAGTTTTAGACTTAACTATTTGATTTTATTAGATTTATCTGGGCCCTACGTTGCCGCCATCATCCTCTGTATCTAGCTGTGCATCTATCTCATTGGATTCAGGGGTCCTTCTGTCCAGGAATACAAAATCTGCCACGATTGCCACTGAGGTAGGGCCTGGGGTGTACTTTATCTCTCCGTCCGGCTTAACTTCTAGGCCGTTGACTAGATCGCCTTGCTCATTAAACGTAGGGGTGATTCTTATGTCATGCGCGAGTTGTCGTACATAGAATGTCGGCTTGTACTTGTAGCGAACTGCGATTACCCTGCTCTTGCCTGTCGCGGGGTCTATGCCTGGGCGGGTTGCCGTGCCGGTATCTATCCAGCGTAGGTAGCCTTTTTCTAGCTTGTAATCTTTGCCCTGAACATATTCCTGGCCCCTACTATCTACTACATGTTCAATTTCGCATGCTGGGAATTGTAGCCTATTAATCCCGGTGGGGTTAGCTAAAGTCTTTTCCCAGTTGACGCTAAAGAATTCGGAGCCCGATATGCATGGTATAAGTTTATCGAATTCTGCGAATGATGCATACTTATTGGTGCCCCGGTAGTACCGGTTAAACGTAACAAAAGCGCCAGACTCAGAATATAGGCCGGAAGCAATTTCCCTGAAACTTTTATTATTTCCCTGAAAAATGCCCCATACTTGACCTGCGTACTTATACAGAAAACCATTCTCAATGAAATCAAAATTCTTTGAGTTCACAAATTCGTTAGAATCTTCCTCATGGAAAGTTCTTCTAAGGTCGCCAATATTGGCTTCATGTATGACATTGGGAATGGCGACATAGTGATTAAAAACTATGCCTAACCCAGATATAAAGTTATTGGTAGCGTCATTATTAGGTATAACCGCATCCCATGGACTATTATAGTCCATAAGAATATTAACGTGGGTATCTGGTTTTCTATCAGAAGTTTTTGACATATGACCTACTTAGTCCAGGCTTCTCCGATTCCAGAGATATTTGGAACTCTTTCATTGGGATTGTTTTTGGCGTAATTGCGTCTCCATGCTAGCTCTAAATTATATGAATCAATAGGTTTATAGGAAACATCCAGATCTTTGTGCTGGGCCATATTCTTAGAATGATGCTCCAGAGCTGACTTGTGATCCATTCCGGACATTTTATAATGTTTTAGTGCCTCATCCGCATGGTACAAAATCTTCATATTCTGGTTATGACGCTCTGCAAAATCATCAGGCGTTGGTTTTTGGGCTTCAATGCCAGCATGATGAGAATGCCATTGTGCAAGCTTATAGTGATTTTCTGGAGTAGATAGGGACTCCCAATGCGCCATATGATCTTGACCGGAAGCTTTTTTAATCTTTTCGTACTCGGACTGCGATTCCGATTTAAAAAGATTGCTGTGCCAGTTGATATTTTTTTCTACTTGCTCTGCCCTGAATCTTGCAATGCCGGGATGTGGCCCAGTACCCAAAATCTTCAGATCCCCGCCGCGAGTTTTAGCGACAATCATTGACAGGCCACCCTTGGTGAGTACGTGCATGATCTCGCCTTTATCGCAATCGCCAATCTTTTCCATTTTTTCAATATCTTCTTTAGATAGTTTATACATCTGATACCTCTTTTGCCAAATTAGGCCCCTCAGTCCACAACATATCAATTATGTCGTCTGGATTTGGAGAAACATTGATTAACTTTGTAACTAATAGCCATCTCGCTATTACTGGTTTTGGATCTAAATTATATTTTTCTAGTATAGTGGCCAATTGCTTCGGATCTACGTTATTTAAAAAAGCTCTAATATTGTCCTTGGCCTTTTGTGATGTGGTCCTTGGCATTCTATCATATTTCTGTTCGGTACTCATCTTGTCTTTTATTCTGCCGACCCTGAGGAAGTACGGAATAAATATATTTTCGTCTTCCTTGGGATTAAAATCCATTCCGGCAAATGCCGAACCATGATCTATAAGCTTGATGGTTTTGCCATCGGTTAATATATTTTGTCCATGAGCATCGGCTTCACCAAGTATATACAAAACTCCGGCAAGTTTATGGATATATCCAGACTCTAACATTGGAGCCAGAGTTCTCAGGAGCTTGTGCTTATCTTGAGAGTATACTTCCGAAGCTGGCTTAAATTGCTCGGGATACATTTTAATAGCTACAGCTGGAACTTCTTGTTTATTTTCTGTTAAAAGTTTTCCATAAACTGCTTTTGGGGTATAATTCTCAAGCCCAAAAATATCTTTGGCGACTTCATAGAATGCGGCCTCTTTTGCCACTTGGCTTCCAGAAAGAGATTCTACGGCAGGTCTATTCGGAACATCTACCTTTACAAGCCAAGAATTTTCTGGATCATATCCAACCACAAAAGACTGATGTGTAAAATGACCCAGATTTTTTAGGCTATGGGTATGGCCGGCGCGCATTAATTCACTTATTTGTTTGGATATGTCAGAGTCTTTTTCAAAAGTTGATCTGAATTCTTCAAATTTTTGCCCGTTTTCTGACTTATTAAGTTTAGTATCTGAAGCCGTGCTTCTTGGATTTTCCAAAGCCAGCATTTTTCGATATTTATTAAACTTCTGGACATAAGGATGTGCCGCTATATCTTCCGGATGTTTTCCAAGAGTACCCGTAATTCCATTCAACCAAGCATGAGCCATGGCATTCTTGTCGCCATCAAATCTTCTCTCTAGCCTGTTCCAATGGGTGTTGGCTAATTCTCTTTCTAGATTGGGATTTGAAAGAACCAATTTATGTATTTTATCATGGTCATTAACATGATGCAGATTTTTAAACTCAGGATATTTTTCTCTTAGGGCAGGGCTTTTATTAATAATCTCAAGAGCCTGTAAAGGCATTATTCCAAATCGCCCAATAGCCTTAGTGCCGCGATTCAGGCCCGATGTAACAAGCGGGTGCTCTAATTTTTTGCCGCCCGAGCTTTCAATTTGCTTGATGGCATAAAGATCAGGGTGTAAGCTTACTTGCTCAACTGGCTTAATAATCTTGATACTATCTTTGGGGTTAATTGCGACTGTGGGTGCGGGAGCCATCGACTGCAGTGGGACGCCTAAATTGGCAGCGACGGCGCCTGCGGTAATCCATTTTTTAATGGCGCCCTTCTGCAGTTCTTCGTACGGTATGTCGTACTCATTTGCAGCAAGCTTCTTGCTTACCCCCCTAATATTCCCGGGTTTAGCTGGTGCCGCCATATTAGAGGGATCTTTAAATGAAATGTGCTGTGGTTTAACAGAGATTTTAGGATCTTTATGTGCAAAAACGAGCTCTTTTTCTTCTGGGTGTGCACTTTTTTGGCCGTGAACAACAGAGTGCGTTCCAGAGTGCAAGATGTCTTTGACTGGCATCCATCTACTAATTACTATGCCATGCCCTGCTTCTTGACCGGGAATCTTGTCTCCCCTCTCATGAGCAAACCGATTGGCCATATCCCAATCGCTTGTCCAGGACGATAGCGGCGCTACAGGAATCTTGAGATGCTTATTATCGACTTCATTAGAAATATGATCGTGAGCTAGAGCATTTTTTATGTGTTTTGCATAATTGCCGCCAACCCCACGATGAACTAGTACATGAGGCTCTCCACCGATATTCTTTTTTTTCAGAAAATCGTCATTCATTACGTGGCGCTGGACTTCTTGGGCATAAGCTTTTAAATGCGGCAGAATATGGGACTCAGATTCTCCTGTATTGCCGCGATGATCTTTAATAGATTCATGGGCTCCTGTCAGCATTGACTTAACAGTGGCGAAATGCTTGGGGTCTACGGCCTTTTCATATCCATTCCACCAATCTGCGGCCTGCTTAAGTGGCTCATACTGCTCTGTATATTTAAAGTTGGGATGCCCCATAAACTTTTCTTGCTCATAATGAGAATCTCTAGATGCATACGCCAATCTATTTAAGGTTTCTGCACTTAGATTTTCAGGCAAATTACTAGCAAGCTCAAAAAGAAACCCGGTTCCCAAATCTGGCTTACGCTCAATCCTATTTAATACCATGTTAATTGCGTATTCAGGCATTTCTCCCGAGGACGGCAGCCTTTGAAGGGCATCCCAGTTAGTTGGCAGGCGCAATGCAGTGTTTATGGCACTATCCCAATCGCCGTTTTCAATATGCTGATACATTTGTTTTTCTAAGTCTCTATACATTAGGCCCACCTGTGGGTAGAGTACTTAATTATATCATTCCATGGCATATCTATGTCAACATTTTCTACATTTTCTAGTAGATTTTTAAGCTTTTCAATTTGATCTGGGTCCAATTTTTCTTTCTTTTTGAGAGTATCTGACCAAGTTGATTTGCCCTTAAGATATGGGTTGTGCTGCGTTTCAAGTTCGCCGTATTTAGAGGGCTTATAGCCCATCTTTTTAGGGTGCTGATTATAAGTAAATTGCATATGGGCTGGCACTGGCATAGGGAAGGATATTGGGTAAGATTCAATTTCAGATTCACTCAGTAGGGGCCGCTGCTGTCTTATAATTTCTTTTGACTTGGCTTCCCAGTTTTCTGGAGTCATGCCCTGCTGCTTAATCCAGTTTTTGGCGTGGTTGACCGTTGCCGGGGGAAGTCTATCGCCAACAGATAGATCATTATTGATTATTTTTCCAATGTCCTGTAAATTGATGTACCCGGAACTTGACATTCCTGACAGATCAGCTTTTTCTTTACTGTCCCAAATGTGAACCTTACTGCCAACTCGATTATTGTCTCTTAAGTGCTGCAGGAACGCCTCATGGAGTATTTCATTTGGATGCTTGTTATTAAAAAGTATCTCATTTATTTTATTATAATGCTCTTCTGGCCACTTGGCATGCGCGTTTGCGTAAGCTTGCTCGGCCTGCTGTTGGTTAATTTGGCCTGAGCTTAATGCGTCCTTTATCTGCTTTTGTGCCTGCTTGATAAATGACTGACCAAAATCAGACTGAATTTCATCTATATGTGTATTGCCTTGTTGATCTTGAGTATAGCGAACCCATCCAATAGTATTATCAAGAACTGGATGTTTTGAGCGCTTCGATGCCTCTTGCATGTTCTTAAAAGTTCCCCAAACTCCCGACTCTTTCATCTTGTCTGCATGTTCTTTTGTGAAGTTTAACTGAAATACCTCAGATGGCTCATATGTATGGCGCTGCTCTTCCAGGGCATTCTCATATGCCTGCTCGTGCGTTACACCGTAATCGCCAGAATCGAAGTTGTCCATATGGCGATCTTTGGCCGATTGAACTTCGCGCTCATAAGAATCTTTATCTAGATACTTGTCGTCCTTCTCTGCCAAATAATCGTAATCATCTAAATTGAAGCCGTCTTCCCAGTCTCGTCTGGCATCGTCTAGCGCCTGTTCATATTCTTCATGAGAGTCGAAGTCAGTCTCGTCAAAATCCGGCTTAAATTGTTTATTATGATATTTTTTGATTTTACCATAATCAAGAAAATCACTCTTGTGTACGCCATAATCTTCTGGATTAAAAGCTTCTAAGTGATCTGACAGCATATCCTCAAGGTATCGAGGGCTATCTTCTGAGCCATAGCTCGTTTTACTAAAACCAAATTTCATCTTGGGCTGAGCGTCTATGTGCCTCTGAATGTCTTCGTGATGAATATGTCCGGTGCCATCCAATAGATGCGATATTCCTAGGGCTTGCGGGGAGTGTCCGGCCAGCTCCAGATCTTTTTTGTGCATTTTCCCCTCGGAACCATTATTTATAATGTGGTCTCTTGCTGACCTAAGTTTATTAGTTCCTAAGGCAAATTCAACTTGGTTTGGATCTGTATATATTCCTCTTTCTCTTAGTTTCTTGGACAAGTGCGTCCTATAATGTGGGCTTACTTGGCGATGAGCAAGCATCAGCTGATCCTCAGTTGTTTTGGGATTGTTGCCAAGCTTAAGCCAAAACGAATCGTCTTTATAGGGATGTTTTCGGGCCAAAACAGTATTAATTGCCTTTTCAATATGTCTAGGCTCGGCATTAGGGTGATTAATAGCGTAATTGTTTGCTCTAGTGTCGCCGTGCGAAGCCAGCCAGTTGAGCTGCCAATCATCAAGATTTGCATCCTCATGCACGGGAACGCTTGAGGGTAGGGCTCCAGAGCTGGAGCTGAGTGCCTTCTGTACTTTGGCTATCCATGCAGCACGGTCCCTATCGATCGCTGGCTTTATGTGCCTGCTATGTTCTGCATTGGGGTGTATATGTATGCTTTTTCTAATATCTTCATCTGAGTGAGAAGCAATGACATCTAGTACTTCTGGAGAATACTTGCCTCGATACGTTGGATTGTCTAGAAGATCATGTAGCCTTGCTTGAGCCTCATCTTTTTCCCAGGAAAATTCTAAATTTTTAAGCGGCTCTAATTTTTGATAAAGATCATTTAATTTACTCTCAAATAATTCTGGATCTTGAAATGTTCTGGCTGAGTGCTCTGGCATCGGCCATCCGTTACGGACCCTTGTTGCGGCTTCGTCTTTTATTAAGTCCTCAGTCTTATAGAGGTACGCCCTTAGCTTTTTAACATCTGAAGCCATAGCCCTATTGGGATCTGGGCTACCCATAGGTTTAATAGACAGATTAACCGACGGTAATCCATTTAAGTTTTGCCAAGCCTTATGGGCGTTCTGAGATACCGCGTAGTCGCTTTCTAGTCTGCCGTGATGCGCCAAAGCAGCTGCGTATGCGAGCTTACCGTGACCGTGCCCAGCATGTTGTGGATTTACGTGAGACTCTGTGACTATTGGTTCATTTGTGTATGGCTCGATACTAACTTGGACTCTCGCCATATGAGTATCGTGTGGATGCTTAGAATCCGAAACAGCGTGATAAAAAATAGGAGATTTTTCTGGGCCATAATGTCCAGCAAAAGTATGATGATACAATCCGTTTTTAAGCTGCTTTGAGGACACGTGTTTATACGATTTAGGTATATCGTGCCAGCCGTCAAAGGACTCTAAGTTAGTGTTCTCAACCGGTGCCTTTTGTAGCTTCTCAAACTCCATATCAAAGTCTGCATCGTCAATTGACTTTTTAAGCTTAGGGGGGCTTAGGTCAATCTGATGTCCGTGATTCTCAGATGCAGGGGCCTCTTTTAGCGCAGAATCGTGGCCATAAACGGGCATGCCATAGCCTTCGTTCATAATTTCCTTGGCAGACATGCGAGCGGCCACAAGATTAGCATTATGCTTCTGCTCTTTCTCTTCTGGATTCATTCTTTTAAACCCAGAACTTGATCCCTCAATGTAACTAGATACTGAAGGATAGTTCCTTAGGGCATGTGTGGGGTCTAAATTAGAAAGCCGCTGATGGTGCTCACGAAACTTTGTCGTATGGTGATCTGCTAGTTTTTGGTGCAAATCAATGGTATCTGCGTCCATCGGAACGCGCCGATCGGATATTCCAGCCATAGGCGGATAGACTTTGGCTGCAGCTAAATTTTTATGAGCCTGAGCCAGCCAAGCGTGCGTATCCATTCCTGCTGCATGATCCTCAAGGAGTGCACCGACTGGAGTTCCAGTTGTTTTTCTTCCAATCTTTTTACGGCCCCCTTCAGTAAGGGGAAGCTCTTTATTATGGACTGGCTTAAAGCCCATAGATCTAGGCACTTTCTGGTAGCTCTCTTTATACACCGTATGCACTTTGTCAGCATTTGTGTGAGATGCCTTAGATTCTGGCGAGTGAGTGGATATTATGTTCACTCCGTTATCTTTGGCCATCGAAATTACTTTGTTGATAAGAGCTTCTCGCCAGTTCTTATGGTAATTAATAATCTTGTTGACGTGCTCGGCCTCTTCAGACTTATCATTTTGATCCAAATAATCTCTGGCTGCAGATCCGAAATCTGACTGAACTTCATCAATCATCCAGTGTCCTGGCTCATGAGTATCTACTCGTGCCCAAGCAATCGTATTAAGATTAGTGGGATGACCGGATCTTTGCGATACTTCTTGAATTTTTTGAAATATTTTGTACGTGTTTGGATCTGCCTTAATTGGAGCAATAGACTCATTTGAGTGGTCTAGGCGAACGACAACCTGATCTCGATTGTTAATATTCTGCATCTTACTGCCATCCCATACTCCGTAAGAAATATTATAGTTGGTTTTAGGAATGGAGTCGCGAATCTTCTGCAATTCTTGTGAGGATAGTTTTCCTTTTTCTCCAAAGATCTTTTTCCAATTATCTTTAATATTTGGATGTATTTTATTTAAATGTCCAATATCAATAGAGCCGCCATTAGCGTCCGCATAATGCTGTGCCAATTCTAAATGATGCTGTAGATCACCGTAAGCGTGCGTATTATTGCGATTTGGTATCAGCTCATCAAGTTTAGGTTTTAATGCAGCTTCTTTTTTAGCGGCCTCTAGGCGGGCCCTCTCTTCGGCAGTCCGTTTTTTATTTTCAATGTGCTCATTAACAGCCGGGAGCTTATCTTTCAGATGTTCAGGGAGAAAATCATAGTCTAGGTGCGCATTCTCCATTCTTTCGTCATGCATTCTTCTGGCTATTCTAGACACATCATCGGATATTGATTCTGAATGGCCTTCATAAATTCTATCCATAGTCCGATCATCTAGGTGATCTTGTGGATTGGCACGCCTGGCCTCTAAAGCAGAATTATAGGCTTCCTGGGCCTCATCTCTTCGGGCATCATAATCGGGATGGTCTTCAATGGAGTACGTGAAATCGTCGTCATCTGTTTGCCAATTATAATTTTCAGCAAGATGATTGTTGATCCATTCGTCTTGTTCCATTCCATCCATTAGATCTGAGTCTTCTACGTTGTCTCTTATGTATTCACTTAATGGGTACTCTTCTTCTGCCTGATCTCTGGCATCTTCATAATAGTAATCATAGCTATTCTGAAAATCGTTTTGATTTTGAATCTTTGTTTTAAGCTGTTCTAAATCGTATCCGTGCTCATGGTTATCGTTTGCCCATTTATTGTGCATTTCAATTTGATGTTGTGGGTCTATATGCTTATTATGAAATAATGCCCATTTTTGCTCAAAATTGCCATGACGTTTAATATAATCAATATGTTCTGGCGTTAAATGTGGCGAATTCCTAAGTATTTCCTTAGAAATGTCCGTTTTATATCCAAAGCCCGGGCTCATTAAATTATAATTTGTATCCGGCGAAGAGGCCATCTCTTCCGCATCATCTATATCATATAGCTTAGCACCTTCATGCCCTATATATTTAGATATTATAGAATTTCTGTATGAGTGATCTTCTTCTCCAAGTAAATTTTTTGATGGTTTAATGGATGACAGTAGTTGTGGGAAAGCAGTAGCTCCTGCTTTGTTGTTATCTAGTATGTGCTTAATGTGCCTATTTTCGAGCAGATTTTTGGATGGGTCATTATGTTTTGAGTATTTATTAAGTGCTGCAACATCATTAGATTTTAATTTGTAATTAGTATTATATATAAGATGGTCGGCCAAGTCTTTATCGAAGAGCTTATGATTAATAAATTGGGATAAATCAATGTCCTTATCGGCACCGGTCTTAAAAATTTTAATTACATGATCTTTATTTAAGTTTTTTTGATCCGCTAGTGGAGTCAGATGCTCTCGGTAGGTTGAAATTGGAAATGAATCATGATTATCAATTATATGATGAATTGCCTCTGAAGATATTGGATAATCATTAATAATGTGCCGCAATCTGCCTTCATCAATATCCACATGTTTTGAGGTGGGTTTAACGCCGCCTTGCGACTGCGCAATGTGCGACAAAACTTTAGCCAGAGCCAAATCATTATTTTTCTCGTTATTGTGTCTAGACTCATTTAGGTATTTTTTTAGTTGTGATATATCAAAATCGCTATGTCCGTAAGCGCCGGCCAATAAGTTGATATATTCTTTATCGGTCATTTTGTGTCGGAAATACGCCGGGATGGCAGTATCGTCTGGTTTCCAAATAGCTTCGCCACTCTTGTCTTGTAGTGTGGGGTGCTTCAATTTGGCAATATATTTTGGTTCTGGAACTTTAAATTTAGCCATTATTCTTTACCAAAAGCTCTACCTAAATGATATAAAAACATGTGATCGTGGTGCCCAATTTTTTGGGCATGATCTTTAGCCTCTTGTATGGCTATTGATCTATTGTGTCTGTGCGCTTCCTGAAGTCGCCTAATTTCATCAGAGACGATTCCTAGTTCTTTATCCCACTCGCTCTTTTTAAGTTTATTAGATTGATCTCCAAAATTAAAGTTTAACTTAAAGTGAACTGGACCTTCGTCCGTGTGCATGACAGAGTGGTCTCCATCTGGTTTTTCTTTATAAAACTGCACTCCACTTCCATGCACAGAAGTACCAGCTTGAGGTCCATTCAAATATTTAAGTTCGTGTTTATTGTCCATTGAATGTATGACTGACTCCTGCCCTAGTTGTCTAGCCATTTCAGTCAGTCCTTTTACATTCTTTGGGTGCCTGACAAGAATAGAGCGCTCGTGCTTCCCATCATAATGACCATGCAAATCTAGTGCATCCTCTCCTGATTGCCTTAGAAACTTTACGGCCTCTTCAGTGCTGGGTACGCCGGAAGCGGTCACCTGATGCTTCGGATTTTCTACAGAGAAAATAAAATAATGTCCAGGCAATACATGCTTCATGGCATTTCCTCTCTGTGTACTGGAATGCTATGGAACAATGCGACCACATTAGGAAGTGTACTTTTAGAGTTGTAAAACCCGTGATAGCCTGCGTCTCTTATTTTGCCTAAAACCATGTCTGAATTGTAAGCCCCATTATTTGCGTCAACAGCCGCCTTAATGTGTCCCTCATGGTCATTTGCAAGATCATAGAGCTTATGCGTTTCAGGCAAAGTTACATGATATTTGCTTACTGCACCTTGAGTTACCAAATGCTCTGGCTCAGAATCGGCCCTATAGAAATAGCTTCTGCGTACTTCTGGAACTCCGTGCCTCGTTTCTTGGGACGGAGCGCCTGTTCCCATGTAATTGGGGTCAATCTGTTTGAGGCCCTTAACTCTTGAGAAATGTATTAAATTTACTGGAGCGGATTCGCTTCTCTGGAGCTGTTCTGTGGCCGGCCTAAAATTATTAAGCAAGAATCCAGCTTTAGGGTGATACCTAAGCAGTCCTTCCTCAAGCATTTTAATGACCAATTGCCCCTCCGGAGAATTCCTATTATTTAAGGATTCGTGCCCATGACTGCCGCTATGCCTAACCATTATATCGCTAATTGGCTTATTTTTCAAATATTTAGATTGATCTTCTTTAACGTATGGCGTAACTAGATGTTTGTGATCGTGATAGGCTTTAGACCAATGTGGACGACTATCTTCTAGTAAATGTTGGACAAGATTTAGCTCTGCGTTTCCTCGCCCTGGATAGCCACTTTGTCCTGCAGGATTGCCATTGCCGCTTCGATCTCTTCCTCGCTCCAAATCATATTCAAGTCCTGGCCGTAAGCCTCTACTACGGATCGGATCTCTTCCTTGGTCATCTCTGATACTTTTTTGGACATTTGGTGACTCCTTTATATTAAAAATGAAGTCTGTTGGTCCTGTAGCAAGTCCGTGCCGCTGCTTAGCCGTAATCTTCAGTTGATTGGGCTTGCTTGTATCTATATTAAAGTTATCATCGTTTAAAAGCAAGCTTTTTAGGTGTCTGGCTCTCAAAACGTGACGGTTCTTTTCGCGGTCATGGGTCGGTATAACGTGCCTATTGGGGTCTTTTTGTATTCTTTGAATTACTGCTTCCATAGCTTTTTTATGCTGCGGAGTAGGCATTTTATTCAGCACGGATTGTATCAATTTGGGATCATTAATATACTTATCGTGATTGCTTGCAATTTCTGGTCCATGTTGCCATACCCACTGATTGTTCCAGCGGACAGACTCATACCCTTTGGTGGGATGAGTTTGCTGGGCCCCAGTTGGGAATTCTCCCGCTTTTTCTAATGGCTCTTCTTCGTAAAGCGAAATTATGACTTTTGTCGTATAATTTTTTTTTATAGGCTCAGGCCTGTTGACTTCTTGTGCGGCCAACTCTTGTAGTTTCTTAATTTTAAGAATAAGATCCCGCACGTTCGCCATGGCCTGTCTCTTAAATATGTGACATGAAAATTTTGCTACCGAAGTAAGATTTGATACTTTGCTCCAGCTCTGCGATTTGCTTCTCTAGATCCTGTGCCCTCAGTGCGAACTGCTGGTTTCCCGGTCCACCCAAAGACTGAGAGGCCCCATCAATTCCGATGCTTTTAGAGTTATATTTATTAGTCGGCCCCAGCATGCTCAATATCATGAGAGCGGCTCGATATCCAATCAAGTTATTAATAGGCCCAGGTACGGCATTATCGTCAAATCCAGTGGTGAACTTTACATACCAGAAGGCTGGCATAAATCTTAATTGCTGAAATACAGTTAGAAGTGCTGCTGCTGCTCCATTATAAGAACCAACCTGCCCAACTCCTGTATAAGATGTTTGCAGAGGAATCGTATGTATTACGCCTTTATGGCCCATGCTGTCAATATCAAGCCATGCAAGGGGCATTCTGTAAATAAGTTTACCGTCTTCTTCGCCAGCTGCAGGGGATGAGTTCTCAGTAGATTCGCTCTCTACCGTTCTAATGGATACTTCTTCAATAGAATAAATATTGGGGTATCCTAAGTCTAATTGGCCAAAGCCTTGGGACCACTTAGTTCTATCAAACTCAAGCCTTACTGCTCTCTGCGTTTGAAAAATATCAACTTTACACCGAAGCTCTACTTCGCCAGCTGCTTTTCGGATGATCGATTTAAGAGTGTCATCCGACATTACTTCACCTGTCAATGGCGACTTAAGTGGAATTCCAAAAAGAAATTCTGCCTTGAGCCTCTCTGGCGAAAGGAAGCTCTCTGCTCGCGAATAGCCGCCGGCTCCGCCATCGGTAGCCCTGGATGGCCAAGCACTGGCAATTCTTTTCTTGCTTTTAGAATAGTCAGCCATTTAGGCTCCTTAGCACTGGTATCGAGAATTATCGGAATTAGAAACTAGTATAACTTGTTGTCCAAGGCCTTTTTTGATGTTTGAGCCTTCGGTTAGTGTAATCCTAAGATTTGTTCCGCCAAGAGATTGCGTTTCTAGTGCAGTAAGCGAAAACTCCCAGATTGATGGATCTAGTGAGAATGGCTGTGTGGCGGATTTAGTCACTGTACCCGCAGAGTCAACGGATTGGATAACGGCTTCCAAAGTAGCCCCAGAAGCTGGCATATATCGGTCGCCAAGAAGATTCTGCTGCCTAACAGTATCCAGATCAACTAGCTGGAACCTAACCGTTGCAGTCTCACCCGTCTCAATCGATAGTTGATTAAGATACTTTAAATTATTAATCGTAGACGCGCTATCTATGATTCTTAATCCTAATTTCATGAATTCCGCCTATGCAGTAATGGTTAGCGCCTTTAGAATTAGCGTAATGAGAGTACCGGCACTGGCCGTTACGATTGCCACAAGGAGCTTGTTTTGAACTTTATTGCTTTCATTGAGCTGTTTAAGCTGGGCGGCGTAATTTTCTTCATTTGCCTCTAGCTGAACAACCCGTCCAGTAAGCCGGGTCAGGGCATCGGCTACCTTTTCATTAAGGCTATCGTATCGGCGCTGCTGCTCTTCAAGCTTTCCGATCCTGAATTCAAGGAATCGGGCCTCAAGCTGCTCCAGCTTTTTAGTATCGTCAGACATTTAAAAGTATCCCGTTTAAGTAGTCAGAATTACTTTTAAATATTAAGTTTTGGGCTTAAATATTGGATTTTATTGATTTTTATTGGCATCCTGAAATGCCATATTTATCTCATTTTCAATATACTTAAATAGTTCGGATAGTTCAGATTCCATGGCCTGGGCGGACTCTTCTGCCATTAGGTCAAGGATTTCGGTCTCATTGAAGTCAGTGGATTGGTCTGTTTGGGTATCCTCTTTTATTACTACTTTTGGCATATTGGAAGTGCCCCCTATGCAATAAATATAGCAAAGGCACCCAAATAAATCCATAGAAATTGACCGTCTGGATCAAAATAAGACATCATAGCTGAAAACCATCATAATAAGTAGCAATATAGCTATAATGAATTGAAATATCCCCATTATTGACCCAATTTCATTGCGGCACTCTCAAGATTATCTAGGATTCCGCTATTGATTAGAGCCTCGGCTTTAAACGGCCCAGCTACAAAATTACCGGAAAGTCTTCGCCCTTCTTCAAAAATACTGGTAGTGGGTACCGTCTTGTTAATAGATATTTCTACTAAAAAGCTGGAATCGGGGCTTAACTTCTCGCTCGAAGTGAAGACTTGGATTTTAATATCATTGCGCTCTCTAATCCAGAGAAATCCCTTCTCATTTTCTGAAGCTACATCATACTTATTGAATTCTTTGAACATTAAGTAATCATTTATATTCTTCATTCTAGCGCAATCCTTTCGGTGGGGTCGTCCCACTGCGTTGCCCATAATTTTATAGACATAGACTCATTTTCTGACATTTTATTTTTTAAGAGCCATACAGCCGGAAGCTGCACAGCATCTTCCTCCTGTATCAGCCCCCTATTTCTGGTATATCTTTCTTCCCAAATCCAATATCCAGAAAATGTCATGAAATAATCAATAATTCTGCCATCGTCTTCTGTCCAGCTTACGAATTGAACGACATCGTCTTTAACAACAATTTCTACTCGCTCTTCCCATCCTGGCGCCATACTTCAGTCTCCGGTAATCTTTCTAAATTGATAGTTGATATAAGAACCATCTTATCCCATTTCTTTATGTAAAGCGACTGTGATTCTGAAATATCTATATCAACCAAAATGCCTGCTTGCGGAGGAACAAGTCTTGTATAGTGCAGGTCATTAACTGCCAGTGCGACACCGTGCTTTTCGTCATTATAGTAATAGACCTTCATATTAAGCGTCCTGGATATTTTTGGCCATTTTGGTCCTCAATAATCTCATGCCATTTTGGAATTTGATGATTTTTTGCAGCCGCCTGAACGGCAGCAATCATATATCTCTCAAGATGGGACGCTTGAGAAAGTATTGCTTCTTTAAGCTTTGGCTCAATAGTCTCTGATGAGTTTATGAGCATAACTATATTGGCGGTTCCATTAAACTCTAAGGGGATTTTCATTTCGTCATCCCCTTAATCTTACTTTCCACTTTAAGGCCAATCTCGTGGCAAAAAGCGGTTAGATCCGATTCCGACGCATTGATAGAAATATAATTTCTTTTGTGTGCATCCAATATAGTTTCTGCACAGGCCGCTTTTGCTGCCGAGCCGGAAATAGCTACGGCTACGGTCATATTATTAAATAACGAGAATCGATCATTCTGAATGGCTGGTTCTTTTTTGTTAAGAATATATGTCATGGCACTAAAAAAAGTGACGATTGCAAATACTACGTATTTCATTTATAGCTCCTTCTGACATACTACCCCGCCTAAAGGCATGGGGTTTTTGGTTCTATCATAATACCAATAAAAAAACTAGTGGTCAAGGTTTATTCTTTTGCGTATTATTTTGATTCTATTTATTGCTTTTGGCGAAAAACTGCATAATAATGTGTTTATACGGAGGTATTATGATTCAATTCATTATAGACAAGCCACTGGCATTTATTGGAATAGTTATCTTGATCTGGGCCCTTATTAATATCTTTTACTTGTACTTTGCAAATAAAAAGACTGACGGAGGCGCATCTTCGCTTATTAATAGATATATGACCTATAAGCTATTTAAAAGATACAATTCCAGGCAGTACGAGGAAATGACCAGAGATCTAAATACCAGAAAGTCTTATGAAGAAGCGTAAGCAGATTAATGGATATTTGAGGAATCAGTTGACAAATCAGCTGTGGTATCGGTTGGGTGGACAGCTTTGGGGACAGTTGGGGAGGCAGTTGTGGGATCAGTTGTGGGATGAGTTAGGGCAGCCCCTTTATAGGGGCATTAAATATTATGAAGAAACGTAAACATGTTAATGGGCAGTTGTGGGATCAGTTGGGGAGTCAGTTTGGGGAGCAGTTGAGGTATCGGCTTTATAAAGGCATTAAGTATTATGAAGAAGCGTAGGCATTTGAGGGATCGGTTGTGGTATCAGTTGAGGGATCAGTTGGGGGATCGGTTAGGTGGTCAGTTGTGGGGACAGTTGTGGGATCAGTTGCAGGTGCCGTTTTTGGGACAGTTGATGAATCAGCTTTATAAAGGTATTAAGTCTTATGAATAAGCGTAGGCAGTTGAGGGATCGGTTGAGGGATCAGTTGAGGGATCGGTTGGGGGATCAGTTAGGTGTTCACTTGTGGGGACAGCTGTGGCATCAGTTGGGTGGACAGCTTTGGGGACAGTTTGGGGAGCAGTTGAGGCATCGGCTTTATAAAGGCATTAAGTATTATGAAGAAACGTAAGAAGATTGTTGGGCGGTTGGAGGATCAGTTGGGGTATCAGTTGGGGGATCAGTTGAGGGATCAGTTGTTGTCTCAGTTGAGGGATCAGTTGCGGAATCAGTTGTGGGGTCAGTTGGGGAATCAGTTGTGGCCTCAGTTGTGGGATCAGTTGAAGTATCGGCTTTATAAAGGCATTAAGTATTATGAAGAAACGTAAGCCAATTAATAAGCATTTGGCGAATCAGCTGTGGGATCAGTTGGGGGATCAGTTGGGGGATCAGTTGAGGGATCAGTTGTTGTCTCAGTTGAGGGATCAGTTGCGGAATCAGTTGTGGGGTCAGTTGGGGAATCAGTTGTGGGATCAGTTGGGGGATCAGTTGGGTGGACAGCTTTGGGGACAGTTGGGGGATCAGTTGCGGGGTCGCCTTTATAAAGACATTAAGAATTATGCAGAAGCGTCAAGCAATTAGTCAACATCCATATAAATAATACAGACCAATAAAGAATTGACAAATACAAAAAAATTAGTATTCTATACTTGTTAGCGCATGTTCTTTCCATGCGTCTAACTGGGCAAAAGGGACAAGGAAGATGGGGGGCCTACGGAAGGGCCATTTTATACCCGGCACATGATGTGACCGGTTTTTTTATTGCCTAAATATCGTTTTTATGGCATACTTATAGCACATGAAGCACGACCCAAAAATCTTTATTCCCAAAATCAAAGAGCTTGCAGGTCAGGGCCTAACGACCATGGCAATCGCCAATGCACTAAAAGAAACTTTTGAAAACGCGCCAACAAGAATGACAATAGCCTCTTGGGTTAAGAAGTTTAATATTCCAGTTAGGACTAAAGAAGACCATGACAAGCAAAGATATAATGAGGTACTCGAACTTCTGAAGAATGGTGTCAGGACTAATGAAATTAGAGAGCGCGGATATAGCCACGAACTTATAGCCAAGGTGTCCAGGGAGCAGAAGCTTGAGAGGCCAGGGCGCGCAGAGGCAGCCGAGGAGCGAGCGCTTAGCAAAGAGGAAGTGCTTGAGCGATTGCCTAAAGACCAGAAGTATGAGTACTTGGGCAGGGAATACGGTAAGTACAAGATCATGGCTGAAGATGGCACCGTGTTTTATAAGAGTGCCACTCGACTTCATCAGGGGCAGCCGAAGCAGGTGCGAAGTGCCAGTGCTTTTGCAAAAAAGCTTTTTAATCAAACTGGGAAGACATTGGTCGATGAAAGTTTTACTGGTGTAAAGAACCAAGCCTCGGCAATATGTCCAAGCGGCAAGCATATTATTACGTATGCAATGGCTGAGGGCGCTCTGCAAAATTACAATTGTCCACATTGCAACAATACAGGCATTTCTCGGGCTGAGCGAGAGCTGTCTGCATGGATAGAATCTTTTGGATTAGTTACAGAGAGGTATAAAATACCTAAAGAAGAAATATCTCCTGGTAAGCATAAGGAGATTGACATATACATACCATCCATGAAGATAGGCATCGAGTACTGTGGCCTATACTATCACTCAGAAAAGCCCAGAGCCGATAAGGTAGGTGATCTGGAGTACTTGTCATATTTAAATGAAATAAAAAACAAGCACAACACAAAGAGACTGCTGTGCCAGAAAAATGGGATAAGACTTATAACGGTTTTTGAAGATGAATGGATATCCAGGCAGGATCAGGTTAAGGGCTACCTAAAGTCTGTATTTGGGGTCAATAGCGAGAAGGTAGATGCCAGGAAATGCACAGTGGAGCTATTGGACACGAAGGTAGCAAATAGATTCATAGACGAATACCATATACAAGGATCTGCTTCGACAACAGTTGAAGCGGCTTTTGGACTTAAGATCAATGACAAGATTGTTGGAGTTATAACTGGCAACAGGCACCATAGATCTTTGGGGTCCGGCACGCTAGTACTTGGGCGTTTATGCTTTTTATCCGGCGTGAGCGTGCGCGGAGGATCGTCAAGGCTGCTGTCTGCCCTTATCAAATGGGGACAAGATAATGGGTACGGCAAGATCGTCTCATGGTCTGACAATAGATGGTCAGAGGGCAGAGTATACGAGGCTTTAGGATTTGAATTAGAGGACGAAAGTGGTCCAGATTATAGTTACGTTAGGGCTGGCGTGAGGGATCGTAGATTCGCCAAACAGTCACTCAAGAAGACTGCTGAAGAACGGAATGGGAACCAGACTGAGCGAGAGCTTAGGATGTCGCAGGGATATTTTAGAATATGGGACTGCGGCAAGAAGCGCTGGGCTATTCGCATAAAATAAAAAAGCCAGGATTTCTCCTGGCTTTCTATTATACCGATCTTGCGATCAATATTAATTAGGGGAGTACGTTGTCAACAAGGATGCTGAAGCGTGGCAACTTAGCAACCACACAAGCAAAGCGGAAGAACGCTTTAGGCTTGCTAAGGTCGGTCATTGCAAGCTCAACAGACTTGTAAGGAGACAACTCGTGAATCTCGATTCCTCGCATATCAAGAGCGAATGCAGTGATACCTTGGCTCAATCGGTTGTTCAAGTCGATGAAGGATACTGCAGACAAAGCATTAGCCTTGATTCGTCCAACCAATGATTTGCGAGTTCCGCCGGCAGCTGTGCGGTACACGTTAAAGTAACGCGCAACGACGCCAGAAGCAGGAGTGATTGTCAGAGTCACTTGGTTACCGGCTGCAGCGATAGTAACTGCTAGGTCAGCAGAAGCTGGGCTTTCGCCAAGATCACCGACTGCAGAAACTGAATAAGTGTAGACTTCAGCTGCAGCAAAGCTAGTGCTTCCAGCAGACTGTGCAGCAGCTACAGTTGGAGCGCCAGGAGTGCCAACGCGAGCGCGTGCAGGAGCAGTCTTAGCAGACAAGAACCGGCTAGATTCCAAAGCGATAGCTCCACCAGCCACGAATTGCTCTTTCAAAGAAGCGCCAGTGGCGTTTTGAGGAGAGCCCGCAAGAACAATGCGCTCTTTGTTGAAGGCGATCTTGTTGTATGCAGAGTGTGTCAATGGATCAAGATACAGCTTCTCAGGAGCACCGTGGTTCATTTGAGCACGTGCATAAACGTCTTCGATTGTAGACTGTGACAGAACTCCACCTTGGTTAATGGCTACAGAACCGTCAGCTCCGTATTCATTAAACATAAGATCTTGAGTGCTGGTTTCAGAATCAGAAACTCGGATTTGAGGATCAAGACCCATCATTCCTGGCTCGTCTGCAGACATAGCAAGAGGGTTTCCATCAAAAAGACCAGCGTTAGAGTACATAGCTTTGCCACGGAAAAGGTGGAATTCGATGTCTCCAGCGATCTTAAGAGCAGCGTCAGCTTCAACGCGATCTTCAGCTTTTACGCCGTCGAAGGCTTGAATCATGTTAGCTTGCATAGTGAATCGGCGGACATGCACATAGTACGCCATAGGGACTACAGCACGTACGAATGAGCTTGTCTCTTCTTGTCCAACTGCACCTTCTAGTACAGCTGATCCACCGAATATACCGTAGTCAAGCTGACGGTTGTACTGGACAAGCGTTCCTTTAGCGGGAACAACTTTTAGCTGCTTTTGCAGTTTAATTTTGCTGTCATCAAATGTTGCAACATTCATGACAGGGCTCAGGTCTTCCATCTGAAGAGCGGAACCTTGAGTAAGAGCACCAGGAGCAGCGTTGTATCCGCCCGCTTCAAGCGCCTTTTTTAGTTCTTCTAATTTTTGAATTTCTGTAGACACAGCACTTCTCCTTTATTGGCTTACTATTTTAAGAACTTGTGAATTACGTTTTTTTGTTGCAAAGTAATCAAGCATGGCTTCTCTTTCAGACTTGCTCAATACAGCCATCTTCTTTGGATCGGCTGATACTTTAACAAGCTTTTCGTGAAGCTCGGCGTCGGTAATTTCCTCATTTTTCTTAAGAGGAGCGTCGTCGCCTTTCTTGACATAATCGACTGCGTCGATGTTTGTGATAGCTTTACTTACTGGACGTGAAGCCATTTTTTCAATGATTTCACTCATAAGCTTGATAGACTCCTTAGCTTCAGCCAATTCTTTTTCGGCCTTAGCTAGGCGACCATCTTCTCGCTTTTCAGACATCGCTAGCGGAGCCGGCTTGTCTTTGGAAGCTTCTTCTTTGGCTGGGGCCATTTCAGGAGCTTCTTCAGCTTTCGGACTGCGTTCTGACATTTCCGCTTCAATCGCTGCCTTAAGAGACGCAAGCATTTCATCGTCAAGATCCTTTACCATTTCTTCTAAAGATGCTTCCTCTTGCTCAGCTTCTGCTGGAGCTTTAGGTGCATCTTCTTCGGCTTCTGGTGCTTGGTTTTCGTATGAAGAATGTTCTTCATCCGCCTTCGCAACGGCTGATTGTTCCATTTCCTCTTTGGATTCTTCCTTAGATTCTTCGGATTCTACAGCCGATTTTTCTTTTTTGGACTCTTCTTTGCTTTCTTCCTTAGACTCTTCAGCTTTTTTTAGGCTAGCTTCTTCGGATTTTAGCAATTTGTCCAGATCTTTTGAAACTTCTGCGAGAAGTTTCTCCAGATCGTATTTTTCTGCTGACATGTGCCAACTCCTTTCTGGTTGAATATATTCCAATTATTGTCCAGAAAGTGGCCACTGAAGGTCAGGCTCGATTCGGTCAATCAAAACGCAAGTAGAGCTTGTGTTAACAGTTCCGTCAGCCAAGAACAAAGAAAGAGCTGGCTCAACAGCTAGGTCTGTGAGGTACAGCTCAACTTTAATTCCTAGGCGGAACAGCTCATTCAAAATTCTAGCTTGATTTGAAGCAGTAAGCTGAGAAGCGATTGGCGTAGCGCTATCTCCTTCAGAGATCATCTGAGCGACCATTGGAGTGTACACTTTTTGTGCTCCACCAACAATGTCGGAAAACTGTGTACCCTGAGCTACGATGCGGATAACAGCTTTTTGTTCAGTAGACGACCATGAAGAATCCTGTTGGATTTCCAAGCGAGCACCAGCGGCATCAACCGAGTCACGGACGATGTATCCAGCAGGCATGCGCTTTGAAAGTCGGTCTTTCAAAGAACGAACTAGGCTTTGCGATTTTGCTATAGCAGACATTTAATTACTCCTTGCGGGTGTGTATGTATTGGAATAATACCGGATTATTAGTAAGTTATTTTACTAAATAGCCAATATTATTATTGTTTTTTAAATTTTAAGTAAAAAGCTTCGGCCTCTTGTTCGTACTTGGCCAAATACCTCTTTTTTAAGGCCTCTAGGATTTTATCCAAGTCCTTATCATTCGCCCCGGGCAAAGCCTTCTTAAGCTCTGCTCGTGTAGGCATTTTGCGGAACATTTTAGTTAGCCTGCCCAGCTCAGATTCGCCTTGTAGGGCCGATCCCTGAGTTAGGCTGCTGGGCGCTGCATTTGCCCCGCCAGCAGTCAGAGTCTTTTTTAGCTTGGCATGTGCTTCAGCCAATCTATCTATCCGACTCATACTTCCCTGCAATACGAATTGCATATCAATAGATTTGTAAAGAGGCTCTATGACTCCCTCGGCAGCCTCATGTTTTGCCATTGGCTTGGGGGCTCCTGGAGCAGAGTGATCCTCTACTATATCCATTGTAGCGGTTCTATTGCATGGCTTTATAGTAGCAGCCATTCCGCGAATAATAGTTTTCTTTAAGATATTGCCGTCCCTTTTAAGGGTACTGCCCTCAACACTTAGGCCCAGTCTGAACGGTGCGTCGGAACGATTAAGTGCCCTAGCAATACTGGCGGCGGCCCTAGCGTTATCATGCGCATCTGGTCCATCCCAAATTTCTAGCTTTCCATAAATAAGGGGTCGCTGAATTTTGGACCAGGCCTTAAGTTCCCTTTCGTTGGCGCAGTCTTCTTTAGAGAAGATCTTTTTTGCGTCAAGCACCCTGCCTATGATGGATGAGAACCCCTTTGCATGATCTGGCGTATCGGCTTTCTCAATGTCTTTTGGAGAAATATGCTCAGTATTAACTAAGGCCTTTCCGGACTTAAGCTCTGATATATCTGCACCCGAAATATCAAGAATTTCCCCAGAAGTATCGGGCACTTCCGATCCAAATACACCTTCTAGGATAAGGTTTTTCTTAAGAGAAGACATATTTAATATATTAGGTTTTAGGCTTAAGTCATTGTATTTATTGTATTATTTTGATATTTTGAATAAAAAACTAGACTTTATTATTTTTTTACGAGATACTGGCTTTAACAAGGGGGTATGCATATGATGCACGAAATAAAAATAAACGAAACAACTAACCTTATTGATGTTGTTAGCTACAAAACCGACCTTGTTAATGAAAAGATTGTTCGAGTAGTATTGAATGAATCTAACGGCATGACTAAGCAGCAAGCAGTGACCTACATGATGGCGCTTGGCATTAATTCTTTAGAAATCGCCTTGGCTCTGGATGAGATGGAGCACAACGGACATAATGTGGCAAGCTTCGGTGCTCAGGGTAACTTTGTGTTTTCTGCGTTTGAAGGTTTTAGGAACTAATATGTCTAAGGTTATTAAGCTTTTTAGTAATAATATCTATGATTTCGCCCAAGCAAATAAGCTGTCATTGGTATGCCGATGGAATGCCGATACTTTGACCTGGGAAGCCGCGTTTGATAGATGTTTGCTCAAAACGCCTGATACCGGCGCCTACTTGAGCGGCAAGATTGGACTTGGCAAAACGGCACATGAGGCTATCAGTGAGTACTGGAATATTATAAATGGGAATACATTAGTGCTAGAGCCATTTGGCGGCAGCAAAAGAAGAAAAGAAATACCGGTTATTTAGGAGAGAAATGTGGTGAAAAATTATAAGTATATAGTCGAGTTTCCAAAAAGTTTTGAGGCTAACACATTAGATGAGATTATAGAAAGAACTGGGTGGAGCAAGGGTACAATACAGAGAATTTTGAATGGCAATTCCAGGATTCCTGTCGAAATTAGAAGATCCGGAAAACCTAGCAGCATTATGAATAAATTTAGGGCCAAAAACACAAAAACACCTAATGATGAGCTACCTTTGGGGTCTGGCAATATCAAAACGATACGGGAAGATTAAAAAACTAGACTTTATTATTTTTGTGCGAGATACTTGTTTTAACAAGGGGGATGTATGGGATTGATATTTGGTAGCAGAAAGAAACTGATTGTTACACTGGCAGCACTCGTTCCTGCCGCTGCAATTGTTGATATGCTTCTTTTGAAATTGTTATTTGGTGAAGGGGTCGATAATTTTGCTAATGGCGTAATTATCGCTGGAGCTGTATTGGCAGTAGTAAATTCTACTGTATTGGGCATTATGAATCTAGTCGAGGCGAAGCGAGATGCGGATGCAATTAAAAGAGCTATGGAGCAGTCTTTTGAGGAAGACTACGAGTCGGATTCCGAGGAGACGGCCTAACGGTCTCCTCTTTGCTTTTTATACTCGTCGTAATCCTTACCTTTATATACAATTTTACTGCCTTCAAATCCGAATCCTGGCATTAAGACGGTTAGAATATCGCGACAATTGCTGGAAACAATGCCACGAGCCACAAAAGATGCGTCCTCTTCTACGGTTAGGCAATAGACTCTTCCATTGTTTCTAGTTCGGCCATATTTTATGGACAGTATTTTTGTTTCTTGAAATGAATATATTCCATCGTGATTGTTCAGTATATTTTGTATATCGGCAATAACTCTATCTTTTTTAATGTCCGAAGATTTTTTAAAGCCGTACCTTAATACGGACCAGCCTTGATTTTTAAGCCATGAGTCCCTGGCTTGATCTTTTGCTATCCTGTCTCCTTCATGGTATTTGCCATCTATCTCAATTGCTATTTTATCCTCTACTAATGCTATATCTATGCAGTATCTGCCGACTTGATATTCCATTTCAACAGTTTTCTGTCTATAAAAATCTTTAATCCAAGAATATACGTAACGCTGCTTTTTTGATATGCGAGTTGAGGCAGAGGCCTGCATCATCTGCGGCAATCTAGATATTAGTTTATCTCTTTGTTGCGCCCTTCTCTCTTCATTCCAATACTGTGACGCAAAATAAGACCTGGCACCATTTTCATATGCTTTTAAAATGCCCTGAGAGCAATTTGCCGCCCGAATACTTTTCTGTTCTATGGATAGCGTATCGTGGTAATGCTTGACTTGGGCACGCATCAGTTCATTGAAGCATGCCTGAGAGCATGTTTTGGACATTTCAAAGCCTACGGAATGCTTGAATTTGGTTTGCTTTCCACAAACCACACACGGATAATTCAACTGAATAAATTTATCTTCTTCCGTTAAATCTTTTGCTTCTATCCAGCCTCTCTGGGTTAAAAATTTATGGTCGGGAGTGACATGGTGTGCAAATCTTCTGCCATTATACTCATAATGAATTATCATGTTTTTTTTGTTGGTATATGGCTCATTAATAACGCCCACAACTTTTTTAAATTTACCTGTATGCGTTAGTACCTTTTCTCCAACTTTAACATTTTTAATTGCCTTCCAGCCTGTCTCGGTTAAAACTGGCATGCGCCCCTCTGTAAAACAATTGGGATGGGTCGGGCTTACGCTAGCATCTGGATTTTTCCAGTGTCCGGGACTGCCCGAAAGTTCACTCATCTTGTAGACTTTAGGCGTAATTTTGTCTGGCATTGTCCAAAGGCGCCAGCAGATCCGGCAACGCTTTTCATCGAGTACGCCAATCTTAAAAACGACAGGGTCGTCGATGCCAACCGATTTAGCTGCACCCAAAATGCCATCGAACGCACCTATATTTTGTGCATTATGAAGTTCATGGGTGACCAGAACGTCTGCAGCCTTCTTAATCTTGTCTCTTTGATCCTTTAATTCTTTTGAGATAGAAGCTAGGATCTTTTGTCCCTCTGGCTGCCTAATGTAATCTTCTGGCTTCTGATTCTTTATCTTAGCTTCTACGGTCAAATTGTCGATTTTTTCGCCAACAATCCTAGTAGTGTCTGCTATTGCTTTTTGCTCTAGGGCATCTATATACTTTTCTGCAATATCCTTAAGCTTGCTAATAGACTTATCATCTGGCCGCCCAGGCTTTATATCATTAACTGTATTGGCATGAGAATACAGATGCCCTATTGTAGTATTGGGATCAAAGTTCTTTAATAAAAACAAGAACTGAGTGGAAACTTTATCTGGTCCCAAAAGATGCATCTTAAGGGACGAGAACGTCTTCTTTATATTATCTTCTATTATTTTTTGTAGCTGCTTAGTCAGCACAGATCGCTCCTAGTGGTTGTGACCTTCGTGCGGGTCCTTGCCTGTCAGAGCTTCTTCGATAGAATTAATCATGTCTTTCGACTGTTCGTCAAGTTCCTTAAGAATTTTAGCCTTAGCCAGCTTATGCTTTTTCAGCAGCTCTTTTCTTGTGACTGGCAACTTGGACTCTGACTTATTCAGACTTTCGCCCAGCTGTGCTATTGCAGAATCTAGATCTGATGACTCGTTTTCTTCTTGCTCTGGCTGCTGCTCTTGCTGCTGGGCACCTTGTTCTGGCTGTTGGGCCCCTTGCTGTTGCTGAAGTGCCGCCTGCTGCTGCATAGTAGCTTGTTGCATTTCGGCTTGCTTTTTCATGATGAAAACTTGAATGCTTGTTTGATCGCCCATGCAATATGCAAGTTCTGGGTCCTGGTCGGCAGCTTTAAATTGTTCGCCGCCGAAAGCTTTTAAGATCTGGCCCTTAGTGTAATATTTTTCAAGAACCTGCAAATAAGCAGGATTCATTGGGAACTGGCCAGCCAATGGAACCGCGTCTTTTTCAACCCTCTCCATGATATCGTTCATGGAAAGATAGAGGGCCTGGTCCTGCTGAAGTCTAGTTGCTTCCTTTTCTGGAGAATCAGCGTCCAGCCCCTCTAAATCAATTCTTAGATATTTTGACCACTGTTCGTTAATTTTTGGCAAAAGACGCTCATTGAAAAAGTCTTCATAGAGCATAAGAAGCGGCCTTAGCCCAATGTCTCGGGCGGCCATAAGCTTCCACTCATTGTTGGATTCAGATAGAGACTGGCTATTGGTTCCGCGTGAAAGGTATGAAAGAGCCGCGACTTCGTCAGGAGACATCTGGTAGGCAGCGAAAATCATACGTTTATTCAAGTCGGCAAGGTACTGGAATTCCATATCCCTATTGCCGCCGTCTAGTGGCTGGATTTCTAGAGCATCGTCTACTCCCATTCCAAACACCGGAACACGCCATGCAGAGTTGACTGAATTTATATGGGCCTGCATTTGCAATTTAATATTGTCAATATCTTGCTTGCTCAAATCATTTGATTTAAAGATCATTACGTTTCTGGCAGCTCTGCCATTAACGAAATACATCTTATTATGAGAAGTTAAATTGATGTGGGTTGTAACGGCGGACAATATGCGCTCTACTGGGGATACTGGATATCCATTTCGATTGATATCCGTAGAGGGATTCATATTCATAACTACAAGTTCTTCATCTGTAAAAACTTGTCGCGGAATTCCATCAATTACCTGAACCCAAGAATATTCGTCTCTACTAAAACGGTCAACATCGACCAGAAGATTGCCCTCACCTTTAATTTTTTGTAAAAGTGCTCGGGCTTCTTTTCTAATATTAAGGGCTTCAGCAGACTCCCCGCGCTGCTTTTGAACTTGATGAATAGTAAGTGCATCGACTGATCGCCAACTGTGGAAGTCGCCTTTTCCGTCTTTTCGGATTTCTGCTGCGAATGAGCCGCCAAGCAATGCATCTTCGATTGTTGACATCAAGAATTGACCCAGCCCCTGTCGCTCCGTGTCTTTGAGACCATCTGTGCGGCCACAATTAACCATAAGCTCTCTTAGGGCCGGTATGGCTTCTTTTTTAAGTTCTTCAATTTGCTCTTTAGTAAGTTGTCGGACTGCTTCTGGCTTAATATTAACTGCAAATCCAACATCAAAGCGATTGGCTCTTGGCCGTGAAAACATTAGCATTTGGCGGGCCCGAACTGGCAATATAACGCCGCCAATCAATTCTTCGGTGTCCCTTAGCCTCTTGAGAATGTCTACAGGTATAAGATTTTGTCTTCTTCTGAAGATAGAGGAGAGATTCCCCTCTTGCTTATTGGGATCTACATCAAAACTAAGCTGCTGGGCGCTTTCAATGTCTCTAGATTTTTTTAGAACCTCTAGAATTGAAGCGATAGTATCACCGCCACCGTTTTGACGGATAGGCATCATAGTAATGAGTCCAGCTTTAATGCCGTCAGCGGATTCAGTTTTTTGTAAGTTTTCTTTCAGCAAGTCCTGAACTGCTTCGCGAATCAGTTCTGCTGAGATATCTTTTTTATTATTTTCAGACATACCTATTCCATATTAGAATAGCAGGTTATTCAGCTGAGGCAACTAATACTTTAAGTGAGGAAAGCGACAGATTTTTAATAACTAGACTAAAAGCAGAGCCCTGCTTTAATAAAAGCGCCGGCTTTTCTGGATTACCAATGACTTCGGGCTCGATCTCGCTGAGGTCTCCTATATCGCCATTAAATCTAGCCGCACACTTATCTTGGGCAGCAATTAAAACAAATTTTTTCGCAGATGAGTAGAAAACAAGTCCAGAGACTCCGGGCGTGACGGACGTTTCTAGTGGAATCCCATTAGGTGCAGCGACTGAGATCTCGAACCAAGAGGGCGTAACCTCTGTGATAGAGTAAGTCCCAAACACTGATGAGGAGAATCCTGCGCTAATTTTAACTTTATCGCCGACCTGTATTTGATTGCCAACGGTTCCATTGCTATACACCAGAAAATCAGAGGCTGTGTTCACGGTAAAAGTCTGTGCAACAGCGTTTAGATTTTGATATGTCAAAGAAGTAGCAGTTTTTGAAAGTACCGTAAACTTCCCTCTATTTGCGATAGATGCTCCGGAAAGTGGAAGTAGATTCAAAATGTCGCCAACTTGTACCGATGTGGTATCGATTGGAGTGCCTCCAGTATTGGTAAGAGTTGCTATCGGGCCGTTAACTGTGATTGCAAAGACAGAGGTATTATCAATGCCAATAGCCCTATCATTTCTAAAAACCGGATTTGTTCCAGAGACGTATGTAAATCTATAAATATTTTTATTGGGGTCAGGCTTTGAGCTAGTAAAGGCCGTATCCGAAGCTATCGCGGTAGTGCGAGTTCCATCAAAAACTGTAACTGTGGCGCTAGGTGGAATCAGGAAGGACTCGGAAATTGCTTCTTGTACCGGCAAACCTGCGACCTTGTATTGCAAGTCAAAATTGCGAACCAATGGATTGTTAGAGGCGTTTAAGTCCTCGTAAGCAATTGAATTTACTTGAAGATTTAGCTTGCCCAAAATAAACTCCTCATTTTTAAACACTTAAAAATTAAGTTTAATAACTAAATATTTGTAAATACTAAGCTTTTTGATTAATCTATACTCCAAAATACGCCTTTTCCCTGAGATTCTTGAGTATTTGTTGCGGCAGTGCCCTCATTAAGACTTTGCTTAATTTGATTACTCAGCCACTGCTCTTGCTGCTTCCTAATCTTTTCGCCTTCTTCTGCGGCCATAGCATGGCGCTGCTGAGCCGTCATGACCCCAAATGGTAATGGCGACGCTGGGGTTTCTCCCGAAATAAGCCCATTCTTTTTGTCCCATCGATTCTGGGCTGCGTATCTTAAAGCAGAAATACTATCATCAAATATATCATTTACTTTATCAGTCAGGTCGCCAGATCCGTCGTGCTTAAAATGATATTTTTCAAAGTTTGCAATAAGCGAATCGCATCGTCCCGACACCCCAAACAGTTTTGTTGAGCCAACTGTGGGGGATAGCTTGCCACGTATTAATGTGATGCCTTTTTCTATATCTTTAGTAAAATTAGTCACAACGGTACAGAACTTGCCACTTGCAATCATTTTGTTCATGGCTGGAGCTTCTGTATCTGGGAATAGATGCGTAAATTGATATTTTTTATGAAGTCGCTTCACCAATTCTAATACTTCCTGCGGCTCTAGGCCGGCCTCTTCAACACTGGCCATAATATATGCATTCTCTCTTGAATCTTCATAAACCACTACTACAGCCGTGGGGTGCGTATATCCATGGTCCAGACCTGCATACTTTTTCACTCCTGCTTCATTCATTACACGTATTAAATCGTCTTCAGTGAAGCCCTCAGGAGCTTGATTGCCACTGAATATTTCATATATTTCTGCAGGAGTTTTTTCAAATGCATCTCTCTTGAATTTAGGGAATACTTGACCTTCGGCAGATGGAGAAATACTCATACTTTGAGAGAGCCACCATTCAAGGGACGGGGCCTGCTTAAATTGCTGAATCACGGACTGTACTGGCCTCATACTTCGGCAAGTGGAGGTTTGTTTCTTAAGATCGCCTGCACACTGGGCCCTTAGCGGACAAGTGTAGCACCCCTTATAGGCGCTTACTTTGGTTAGTTTAGATTGCTGCTCAGGATTCAGTTTTTGGTATTCTGACTCAATGTAGGCAGTGTTCTCTAAAGCATCGACATACATTTCTAGTGGTTCAGTGGTCGAAAGAGAATCCGGGCACCGCCTAGTATTTTCAAAAACTGTCCAAAAACGAAATTCTACTCCTGACTTATCTTTCTTTTCATACTCCTGCTCAATGACTGTATATTTGCCTTTTCTTGAGCTAATCCCAAATTTAACCCATGGCTTTCCGTCGTGAGTATAGATAGGAATACCCGATACGTCCTCATACGCTTTTACCTTATCAGGGGATAGCGAGCCAAGCTCATCCAATGATACGGCAGGCTGATGCGGACCTTGTACTGACATAGGTGAAATTGGCAAAATTTCGACCTCTACTTCTTCTTCGTCAATTACAAATACAGTTTTTTCTTGAGTAGGCTTATCTTTTAGGTAGTCCTTAATGTATTTTCTATTAACGAATTTAGTAAAATACTGATAAGCACGCTTGGCTTGCGCTTTAGTACCACCAAGATGTACTACGCCGCGCTTAAAGTGAAGTGGTAAAAGAATTTGCAGAACAGCGGCAGAAAGAGTTTTTTGCGAAGATCGTCCGGCAATATAGAATACAGATTTTGGCTCTAGGGCCTCATTATCACAGCAAAACTGATAAATTTCCCATACCATATCTAGAGGATTCGTTGTGGCAAATCTAGATACAGTACAGTCTGCTAGATCTACGTTTAAGAAGAATAGTAGCCAATTCTTAAGATCCTCTCGGGTCTTAATGCGTTTTTTAAGCAGTGACCTTATAAACTTGTCTCTTTCCTCATTTGGAAGAAAGTTCAAGGCATTGTCACTCATCTTCTGGCTCCTTGGAATTTTTTCCAGCCAATGCGGCCAGTATCTGAGATTGCATGCTGTCTGTTATCTTTATGTTTTCGGCGCCCTGAACATTAACATTTACGGATGATTGAGTCTTGATCTCTTGCTTCGTAACTCTCTCTTCTCCTGTAATCTTCTGTAATATCTCAATTAAAGTTTTGTAGCTGGTAGAGCCCGTAACGAATGTCTCGGGCTTGTCCTCTTCTTTGCCGGTTTGCATATATCTCATCATTTTTTCATTTTCAGATTTATGCACAACAGACAGCTGATTAGTAATAAATTCGATAGCCTCAAGCTTATGCTTAAGCAGGCGCTCCCTGGTTCTGGAAGCCAATTCCTCCATGTATCTTTCTTTTTGGGAATCCCAATCGTATTTTTTTCTACAGTATAGGATATCCACCTCTGTGAATGGCGGATTGGCCTTAGCAATACTCGCACAAGAGTATCCCTCAAGGTAAAGGGCCATCATTTGGGCAGATAAAGTCGCGCCAACCGGCCTTACGCCGGTTTCTTTGGCTTCCTCCAGAAGAGCTATCTCCCGCTCCGTAAAGCTATCTGGATAGGCCGTGCCTTCAGCGTCACTTTTTATGGTTATATTTTTGTTCGTCATAATACATTTCTACTGTGGTATCTGGCCACAGCATATCTTGCGTCCATGTTTCCAAATTAATAAAAGCCTGTTTCATTTCGTTTTTATATTTCTTTCCTGGGGCGTATATCAGCTTAAGCGGAGAAAACTTGCTTCTTTTTACGGGCTTTGTTTCATAAGACACAGAGCCGTCGATTTCGACTGTGCCCTCAGCCGATAGCTTGTAGTATTTCTTAGTATAAACCCAATATGTAACTTTTTTTAAGTTGGGCTCTACCATTGCATATCCGTCAATAGAGATATTGCAGCAAGCTATGGGCCAATACTTCAGCTGTAACTCGTGAAACGAGTGCAATACTCCGTATTTCGTAAAAAGCAACTTTGCTAGCATGTACTGGTTTTGCCGAGATTCGGAACTAACTTCTGAAGCCTTAGCCATATAGATTCCCTTATATTTTGTGGTTCTTCAATAATATTAAATACATAATAATGCAGCAACTGTTCTATTGTATTTTTTCCTGCATCAGCGTCAATCTTGCTATTAAATGTTTTCAATATATTTGGAACTATCTTTAAATTTTGAGCAGATTCCAAATCTTTTGATATATTTTTACAAAACTCTTCCGTCCCAGTCAGAGTGACTCTAATTTTAGATAGCGGATCATTATTGTTTTTAAGGGCTGACACTATTGAACTGCTATCTTGTCCTTCCACTATTTCGGCCCTATACTGGGTTCTTACCCAGCCTAAAGTACTAACTGGGATTAGCGAGTCCGAGTCCGAGTAATGTATAAAAATATTTTTAGATTCTTTCGATCCCAGTTGAAAAAACTCGGCTGAGCTTACTGGCCTTGGTGTCCCTATATATGTAATATTGGCTACGGATTGCGATGAATGTATATGTCCTGCTATAACCCTTTTGTACTGAGACACAGATTCTACTGAGAAACCGTCTGGGGCATAGAATCCATTCTCGTAAGTGGCGCCGTTAAAAGTTTGATGACAAACTAAATATTGTGCGTCAGGCAGTAATTTTTTAAAATCGTCTTCTGAATGAGTGAATCCTATTAATCCATACGGCCCCAGTACCAATGGGCCGCTATTTTCATCAATTACGGTTACTAAATGCGAAAGGGTCTGCCGCACTGCATTAATTTTAGTAGACGTAGGGGAGCTGCCATCATGATTTCCTGCAAGTATATAAATTGCATTACTTTTGGAAAGCCTGCGCAGATTGTCTTGGAGCAGATCCACTACTTCTTGCCTTACAACCGAATGGGTATGGAATATATCCCCTAAAAACACAATGGCGTCAACTGCATGCTCTGTTGCAGTTTTTTCAATAAGTTTAAAGAGATTGGAAGTCTCCTCTAGATTATTTACTTGTACATGTAAGTCGCCGACCAATAGTGCCTTCAAGTTAAGCCTCTTTTTTTTGAACAGCTACAGCTAAGCTAATAGGCAACAGCACAAACTCGACTCCATTCAAAGAAGATATTTTTTGTACAGTTGGGTGATTATAAATATCCCCACGAAAATACACAATATCGCCTCGCTTGAGGTCGTTTGGTCCATCCATTACCAATTCGGAGCTTACTAAATCTCTGAAAAGCTTGTCCGTCCTAACAAATCTAGCATTAGCGCTCTCAACCTGCTGTGCATGATTAAATTGAATAGGCTTAATAGCGATATTGTCATGTAATGTCTTCATGCTTAATGACTCCCTTTAGGACTAGTATTTTTTTTTGAACAATAGACATTTTATCAATATTTTCAGATATTTGCAACAGTAAATTTTTAGCTTCTACAAGATCATATGCAGAGGCAGCCTCGCCGTTATCTAAGTCCACGAAATCAGACACTAAATGGTCCTCGTATCCGTTTATTGGTGCATCTAGCGAAAAGTACTTGGTGGAATTAATTAGATCTGCTATATCTTCTTCTGCTATTTTTAAGACTTCCGACAATTCCGGTACGTTAATTGATCCAGTCTGCTTTTGAAGTGCCTTTTTTAATGAGTAGAGCTTCTTTTGGCCATGGCTGCCAAGCGTAGCAGCGGAAGAATGCGAGGTTTGAACTGTTAGCAGATGGCTTAATATGAATCCAACGGCCATTTGATGGAACTTAGAGTTGGCTCCGAGCACATATTTGTCTACCGCATTTAGTAATCCCTCGTTGGCTGCGGATATAAAATCTGAAAAATCAACTGATCCCGATTTATTTTTAGAACTGAAGACCTTTGCCTTATTAAGTGCCATGTACAAGTATTGATTTATAATCTCATTACGAATAACTGACATTTCATTCATTAGCTTAGACACTTTATCTTTTTTTGGGCCGGATACGCCCTCTAATTTTCTCATTGCAAAGGCACAGAATCTAAAATTGATGGGCAATCGGTACATATCTTTCATGTTGGCCCTTTTAATTGCCTTATTGACTACTGGCATAAAATTAGAAAGGCGCTCTCTAAAATATCCTCTGGCCTCTCTCAGGTCCGAGGACTCTACGTTAATGTAGTAAACGAAGGCTCTGTAAACTTCTCGTCCTTCTTTAAAGGATCGTAGGCACTTGGCAAATTCTTTTTCTAATTTAATAAGATTTTTAAATTTATCATTCGTATCAAAATCAGTACTATATTGCGCCTCTGCGGCCAATTCTTTTAGGTATAATTGCAAAATATTGATTTCTTCGGCTTGATTTTTCATGTGATTTCCGTACGAGATACTGGCCCCACCTCTTTATAGTAGCCTTCGCGTACCATGGCGTGATTGCGTAGCTGGGGCACATCTTTAATAATAAAATCAACAATTTTGGCCTCAGTCTTGCCAGACGCGGCATGTATTCTGGTGCTGCGTCCGATGGGCCCCTGCTTTACCTTGGTTCCTGCCCTATTACCTTGCCAATTAATAGTTAGCCTTACTGGAAGAAAATTGGTACCAGTCGAGACGGCGGAAGTCCCGACAACGCACATGATCTTGCCTTTATTAAAGTCTTCGCAAATCTGAGTGACATCTGAATCTCCGGATGCATACTGATAAGCCGTGCGCATGTGCTTTTTTAAGAGATGTTCTTGGCTATGCTCATCTACAAGGATTAAAGTTGGCATTCCTGCATTTACAGCCTTTTCTGCCATATCGGATATAATTCTTGCTATAGTTTCATTATTATATAAATGCACTTGATTCATCTTCACCATATTATTGCTGTTGTACTCTGGATTAGGTGAGCCGACCTCAATCATTAGAGTAGACAACTTTGCCAGGAATCCTTCTTCTTGAAGCTCCTGAATAGTTTTAAGATACACGCAAGGGCCGATAATGGCTTCTAAAAGCGTATTTTTGCCGTCATTTCTCTCTGGCGTTGCAGTTGTAAACCATCTGTAAGGAACTTTAGAGAGCAGGTCATGGCATACTTTTTCAAAAGTATTGGCCGGTGTCAGGTGGCATTCGTCGAATATCATGGCATCAAAATTAGAGATATACTTAAATGACTCACTATTCTCTGTGACTCTAACCAGAGACTGTGCCGTTGCTACGACAATTTTTTTGTCGTACTGCTTTTTACTTCCACCGTACATGCCAACATTTTTCTTTCCAAATGCCCTTATAAGGTCTTCGTGTAGCTGATCGCATATAGAACTTGATGGAGCGATAACTATTGTCTTAAGTCCCAATCTTTTGACCAAATTAGTTATAACGATACTTTTGCCCGAACCAGTCGGAAGGCTTACGTGCGAATGCGGATTTTCTAGCAATCGCTCAACCGCAGCCTCCTGATAATAATACATAGAATATTTTGGAACTTCGTTCCATGGTATTAGTTTAGGCTGTGGGTATACGACATTATTTTCAACTTGGCAGTCAAAACTTGCTTTAAGTCTATTCGCCAATCCAGGATATGTCCATAGCCCGTACTCGTCTTCAAATAGAACCGTTTTAACGAGCTGCTTATTAAGATTGGATAACTGATTTTCTACCCACTCATTGCCATATCTTTGACGCAAATAAAAATTTTTTTTGAGATTTTTAATTTGCATCTCAACAGTTTTGTCTTTAAAAGACAGCATTTTTCTTAAAGAGTCTACCTGGGACTGTGAATCCACATATATTCTCATTTTTATGGGCGTCTCTATAATAATTTTCACCCTGTGGATCTCCAATAAGGTAAGTTTTTATATCTCTTAACTTCAGAAAAATTCTTTAAAAAGCTATTAAGCTGCTGCTTATATTTATTACGATTATATCTAATTTCTAGTATTGACTCAAATTTTTTCTGCTTTGTAGAGTAATGTGTATTGTATGCAAAATATAATTCTCTGGGATTTTCTACTAGGGAAGATTCAGCAGCATGGGCTTCTGCTCGCTTAAATAAATACTCAGCGGCAAAATCAAACGCCATGGCAATTTTATTTTTAGTTTCAGAGTTTTTAGCCGCCATAAATACTTTTTCAATATTATTGAATGTTATTCGGCGCTTAGGCTTGTAAATCGCTTTGCTGCTTGCCACTCTTATTTGGTATGTCCTAGACCTAACTCCTGGGCAAAATGTCGCATCTGTGCATATACGCCACTTTAATTTAACTGCCGCATCAGACAGCATCTTATACCCTGTATGGAACCATTTCTTTTCTAGTGCTGCGTTTATCTCTACTGGACGTTTAACGCGATTTTGAATAGTAGACATTAAAGCCAGATATTTTAAGTACCTCAAACAACTTTTAACTGTAATCCTGTACTTAGCTAGCTGTTCAGAAAAATCCTCCGGAAAATAGCCATTTTTTTTAATAATTTTAAATTTTAATATTTTTTCACATTCATTATAAAGCCTTTCTGCAGCTGACCTGAACGCCTTTTCGTCTTTAAAATACCTTAGAAAGACTCCTGCGTTATTGGCATTGCAGTATCTCAGAACTTCCTCTACTGTCAATTTTTTAGCCATTTTTATGGCTGTATCCTGATTTTTAATAAAATATTCAAAATGAGTTCTTTTTCCTAAAATGCCTTTTACAAGCTTCGGCTTAGATAGCATATATTCGATTTTAGGTACAAAGTATTTAAAAAACGAATCTCGATTAAATACTTTAAAATATTTAGGAAATCCAGATTTTGAAAGATCAACTTGAGCCTCTACCAGTTTATCTCTTAGTACTCTAAATAAAGCATATAGGGCCATTGTATTAATATTAATTTTATTGTCTTTAAACTCAAAAATCTCAGAATTAGATCTATTTAAATCTATTAGATTTCTATTCATTTCCCCCGTAAACCAATAATGAAGGGCGTAAGACTTCTTGCTATGAAAAAATGGCCTAATAAGTTCTCCATGCTTTAAAGAGCTGTAGTACCCTTTAAAAAAGAAATCAAATAACTTTTTTTCATATATTAAAGAATCCCTTCCATCTGAATCAGTTTTAAACATAGGGTGATGCATTTGAGCAAAAATAGCCAAATGAGCATTATTAAGATCTTCTTTAAAAGAACTTAAAGAATATGAAAGTAGGTATTCTTCTAATTGCATTCCCCTCAAACCACCCCTCCTTTACCTCATAGAGGTATCCTTTCTATGAGGATGGTGCATTTTTACGCTTAAACACAGTATTAACATAAATGATTACCCAGTCAACCATAACAGTTAATTTTTTGTTGATTAGATCTTAAAAAATGGTAATATAAACATAACGATAGACTTATAAGGAGATTTATACTACATGAAAGAATTTGCTAAATCAAAAACCGCAAGCAAAACAATAACTTCTGATTCAAATAAGATTCAGAAGGTAGTATTAGAGACCCTTCATCAGGCTAGTCAGCTCGTAGGCTCAACCTTGGGTCCTAACGGCAAAATCGTTTTAATTGAGCGTCAAGAAAATATTGGGCCATATGTTACCAAAGACGGTATTACAGTTTTTAATTCCATGGCTTTTGCAGATCCCACGAAACAGGCAATTCTAGAAGCAGCTAGGGATAGTTCTTCAAAAACTAATGTGGAGGCAGGTGATGGACCACAGCCATTATATAGTAAAGTTTTGACTCCAAGCGGCTTTGTCCAAATGAAGGACGTATCCGTTGGCATGAAAATTAGCGGAACAAACGGAACTACTCAGACCGTTTTGGGGGTATATCCAAAAGGCCTAAAAGAAATATACGAAGTTGAATTTGAGAATAAGGGCGTAGTCGAGTGCTGTGAAGATCATATTTGGTCGGTATCGTATAATAAAAATAATAAAAATAAGACAACCAAAGAACTTTACAGGGATTATGTAAAAACAAGTGGCGGATATAAGAAATATAAGTATTTCGTGCCACGAACTGTAGTTGAATTTAAGAGCAGCGAGACAGCAATGCCACTGGACCCATACCTAGTAGGACTATTGATTGGGGGCGTGACGGTAAGGGATTCTGGAAGCTTTGAGCTATTTTTAGGCGCTGACAAAAAACATATTATTGAAAAATTAGTTGTTCCAGCAGGTATTACTAAGTCTGTTCAATTTATTAAAGACGAAAATTATTATAGAGTGCAGCTTGCAGGAACTGACAAGCACAATCGCTCTATTCAGCATATTTTGAAGCAAATAGGGCTCAAAAATGCCCCCAGCAGCACAAAGCATATACCACAAGCTTATTTATACAGCTCAATGACTGCTAGAAAACAATTGCTACAGGGCCTTATAGATTCTGACGGGTACATCAATAAGAAAGGCATGTTTGAGTTTAATACTACATCAGAACAATTCGCACATGATGTCAAGCAGCTTTGCAGCAGCTTGGGCCTTACTACGCTTATTAGCAGGAAAAACCGCTCTAAAGTTAATCCTGATACTACGAGCATTCGCATTGCTCAATTGAAAGGCCATAAATTAGGAGACAAGATTATTCGCATCACTCCAACCGGACGCTTTACGGAAATGCAATGCATCAAGGTAAGCAATCCGGACAGCCTGTACATAACTGATAACTATGTCGTCACTCACAATACTACTTCCGCTACAATTTTGGCAGAAGCCCTTATTAGGCTTGGATTGAACTATCTGCGCGAAAATCCTAGGGTTTCCACTCAAAAGGTAATGAGAGAGCTTGAGCAGGCGTATAATGAGTTTGTTGTGCCATTTATCCAAGACAACGCCATTAAGATTACCACTGAAAACGACGAGGACCTTTTAAAGAAGGTAGCCCTTGTAGCCACTAACTACGACCAAGAAATGTCAGAAGCAGTAATTCAGGGATTTGGCGAAGTTGGGCACAGCGGGAATATTACTATCGCAGAGGCTCCCGGAGTTAGTGGTTTTGAAGTTGAAAAGGTAGAGGGCTTCCACATTGCAAAGGGATTTGAAGAGACTTGCGGTCGTTTTATTGAAGAGTTTATTAACGACAAGGGCAATTACAGAACCCTGCTCGAGCGCCCCAAGTTCTTGCTTTATAATGGTAAAATTAACGATATTAGCCAAATCATGAAAGTTCTTGAGATTTTTGGCGATGCGTCAGATAGCGTTAAGTACGGAAAGAACGCCATTAGCCCCAACTTAGTTGTCGTAGCGCATCACTTCTCTGAGTCTGTCCTGGCTATTCTGGCAGCTAATTTTAGAAACCCCACTTCAATAAACGTATTGCCTCTGAAGACTCCAATGACGATTCAGGCTAATAGCCCATATCATTTCTTGCTAGATCTGGCAGCTTTTGCCGGAGCCACAGTTTTTGACCCGCTTTCTAGACCGCTAGAAACAGTGGAAATTGCCGATCTTGGCCTCGATACTATGCAGCTATTCGAGTTTGGTCGATTTAAGAGTACTGTAATAGGTCGCCCAGAAGAGATGTTTTTAATGCCACGAGTTGAGGAGCTGCAGCATCAGCACAGGAATGCCGAAAGCAGCATGG